GCATCAATTTCGCTTACAAATTCTAACTAACCGGGCGTTAATGACGTATGTTAATGATGTATGTTATCGCGCCCACTATCCTACTTTTTTCTTACTATGGGTTCAGTTTCTAATTTTCTTACCGATAAGTTGCAAGCTAAAGTTGCCGAAACTCTAGTAGACGATACTATTGCTCGTCTGCGTCAGAGAACTAAACTTATTGATCAATTCATGCCTATTAAGACGTATGAGGACGATGAGTTCCTAGCATACGTAAGTGAACGTCTCACACCAGTTGCGAACTTTATTGCTCCTGGTGCTGAACCTCCAGTTATCTCTCATGGTGGTTTCCGTCGAGTAATCGGTGAACTAGCTAAGTTAGGTAATAGCTATTCATTCGATGAAGTAACTCAGAAACAGATGCGTAAGGCAATGGAAGAAGCTGCCTATAAACGCGCTAGTGTTATGACCATGAAGTTAACTGATAACTCCGTCATTAAGGGTACTAACGATATGCTCGTTAAGTATCTCTATGGTCACATTGAGGGGATCGTCCAATCTCATGCTGATAGACTTACTAGCATGGCTTGGCAAGTTGTTCAGACTGGTCAATTGAGTGTATCTGATGCAATTACTAAGGTTGCATGGACAATTGATTTCCGTCGTCCTGGTGCTAGTTATAACCACTTCCCTGATGCTCTTGTTGCTACTGGTAACACTGCATCTCCTAAGTTGAACAAGTGGACTGACTACGCTAATGCTGATGGTATCGCTAACTTAGAAGATGCTGTAACTACTTATGTCAATACTAATGGTTACAAGCCTGATCTCATCGTAATGAGTAATACTGCATTGCGTGATCTTCAGAAACAAGCATCTACTATTGCTCGTGCTAGACAATCAGTTGGATTTGCACAAGTAGGTTCTGTTAGCTTCCCAATGTTACAAGAGGTAATGGCTTCTAATAACCTACCTCCTATTAAGGATTATGATGAGTTCTATCAAGTAGATAATACCTACTCTGGTAATACTAATACTATTGATAGCTACATCAGTAATGCTCGATTCCTTAATGAGAATTGCTTCGTATTCCTCAAGGATGGAATGGGTGAGCAAGCTATTGGTACTCCTGAAGAACAGAAAGTTGTTAAAGATGGTGTATTAACAGGTACTGAATCTCCTGTAATGGTACGTGTTTATGAGAAGACAACTGTGCCTATCAACGATGTTTTGCAAGCGATTGAAACTTTTTGTAGTCGCCTATTTAAGTAATTAAGTAGTAAAAATTCGGTGAATTGCTGGAAACTCCAGAAGTGGACAATCAGCAGCCAAGCTTAACCAGGAATGGTTTTGAAGGTTCAACGACTAGGTTTCGAGTCCAGACCGGACAGTAACAAACCCACGAGTGCCGAACATCCCAAGTGGATGATGATATAGTCTGAACAGTAGATATAACACATGAAACTACTGATACGTAGGATAAAGAGCTTACGTGGTAACAAAATGATCAATGGTTTTACCAGTAATTTATTCTCCCAAGAATCTGTATGCTCAAGTAGTTAGATAATAATTCCCTATTTCTAACTAGACCGAGTTTAAGTTGTGGTATAATGATCTTATGACGTAAATGAGATTATTATGCCACAATTTATTTATTTGGTGACAAACTCAATTAATGATAAAAAATATGTTGGACAAACAAATAGGACAATTGAAAAGCGTTGGTCAGAACATATTAGAGCCGGTAATTATGTTGGAACTAAAAGTTTATTATCAAAAGCAATTAAGAAATATGGTGTAGATAAATTTAAAATTGAAATTATTAAAACTTTAGAAACAACAGATCAGTCAGAAATTGATAAAACTGAAGTTTATTTTATTAAAGAATATAATGCTTTAACACCTAACGGTTATAACGTATTAAATGGTGGTAAAGGTTGTTTTCTAACACCTGAAGGTAAAGAGTATTTAAAAAGAACGATGACGAGTCGTTGGCAGAATAAAAGTTATCGAGCTTCTATGTTAGGTAGCACTTTAATTTCTGCTAGATTAAAAAACAATACCTCTGAAGCTAAATTAAAACGAGGTAATAGTTTAGTTAGAAATCGTCGTTACTTAATAACTACACCAGATGGAATTGAGTATTGTACTTACGGTGTAACTCACTTACAACAACTAGATTTAGATGTAAGTAGTTTAATTAAAGTTGCTCGTAATAAGATGACTAATCATAAAGGTTATAAAGTTAAATCACTTAATGATGATTATGTAACTGTAGATAAAACATATTTAGATTACGTTAACAAATACGAATGTATTAGTTTAAATAAAGATAACTACAGTTTTTGTTCTTATGGTATTGATGCTATTAAAGAACAACTTAAATTAGATATATGTCAGAAGACAATATCACATCACATTAATAACGCTAATTTAATTAACGGTTATCAAGTTAGAGATATTAATGCAGAACCAATTATTAAACAATATCTACCAGATGCTGAACGCTTCATATTGACAACACCTGAAGGTGTTAGTTTCTGTCGTTACGGTATGGAAGATTTAACTGAAGAAACTGGATTAAATGCTAAAGCGGTGTACCCATTAATGAATCCAAATAGTCCTCGTTATGGTCGCAAAATTAACGGTTGGAGTTGTGTTAGAGCTAATGAATCAGAGGAAACAAGAGATAAGTTATTAGCTGATAAAGCTGCTAAGTTAGCTGAAGATAAGTTAATCAATGATGCTAAAAAGAGTTGGCAACAAGTAGTTAATAAACGTTACCTATTAACTAACTTAATAACTAATGAACAGTTATGTTGTTATGGATTAGTTCATCTCCGAGAATCACGTGGTCTAGATGGTAGTTGTTTAATTAAAGTAATTAAGGGTAAAATTAAACATCACAAAAACTGGACGTGCATTAAGATAGAAAACTGACATTAACAGCGAAGCAAATAACACTTATAATGATGGTAGTAATTATCATCATTTTTGTTATGGGTAAGAAAAAAGATAATCGTAATCAACCTAACTATATTAAAGCTGGATTATATGGAACAGGTACGGCATTATTAGGACAACAAACTATTAGATCCGGCATTCCAAGAGCATTAGGTGTCAGACTTGAATCACATAGTACAAGTAGAAAAAATGCTAAATCTATATTGAAGAATGGTGGTTATCTAGATCCTAATTATGGTGGAACTGGTGCAAGTGCGGCAATAAATAATCAAGAATATATTAAAAATTCTAAAAATTATATTCACATTACAGGTCGTCATAAAAATCATAAAGTTATATCGGAAACAGCAGAAGAATTATTAGATGATGGTACTAGAGTACCAATACCTGAAGCTACTAAATATATAGACGCTCCTAAAAATCCAATTACTAATGTACTGCATAGAAAGATGCAACGGGGTATGTATCGTGGATTAACTGGACAAAAATTAGATATTAAAGATTCTAAAGATGCTGTTAAAGCGTTACCTAGTATTGGTTTAGGATTAACTGGACTTAGAGGTAAAACATTATATATTGGCGGATCTGACAGATACTTCGATAAGAACTTCATACCAGATTCAGATGATGTAGCACTTAAATCCGCGAAGAAAGTTAAAGTATTCGGTAATAGATTTGCAGCAGTTAAGGACACATTAAAAAGATATGGTAAAGGTAATTATATTAAAGGTGCTGCTAGATTAATGGGAGCAAATAAGAGTCGTGTAGCAGCAGGATTAGGAATATTAGGTGCTGGTGCATTAGGAACTGCTTATTTAGGTAAGAAAACAATGGAATCATTTGGTAATGTTAAATCATACAATCGCAAATCTAAATCGGGTAAAATAGTTAAAGTAACCTCATATAAACGTAACAAAGGGAAATAATATGGCTAGACGTATTGGTAGTAAAGATAAAGTTAAACGACGCAATTAATTTGGTTTAACTAGAAGTGATCTAATTAATGAACGTAAGAAACAAGGAACTACGCAATAGCGGGATCTGCGGTAGGTGGAACAATTGGATATGGTGTAAGTAGAAAATTAACTAAAAGATTTGATGCAAATATTAAGTTAGCTCAAACTGATTTAGATAATGCAATTGCACGTAAACCTACTTTAATGAATGACGTTAGACTCAGTGCAATGAATGATGATGTAATAAATCAATATAAGAATGCTATTAATAAAACTAGAAATGCAACTAGATTACTTAAAGTTGCAACACCATTAGCAGGAGCAGCTATAGGAACTGGAATTACAATGGGTTACTTAGCTAATCAACGAGCAAAGAAACAACGTAATAGGCTCAAATAACATGGCACGTAAACTAGGTTCTAAAGACAAGAAGAAGCGTAAACTTAGATTAGTTAACATAGGTACAGTAGGTGGACTTGGTGCAATTGTAGGAAGTGGAGTTAATATGATTGGACTTAAATCATTAACTGAACAACGAAAACGTGAGTTAGGTGTAAGTAATTTAGACATAAGGGATAAACGACGTAAACTAACTGAACTTATTGCTAATGATTATCGTAATGATGTTAAATCAGGTAAACGTATTGTAGATGAAGCTAAGAAAGTAGCGGTACTTACATATCAAGCTAAACGAGATACGGGAGCTAAGATAAACGATGATAAGTTACGTGAAGTTATGGAACGTCCGAATAAGTTAATTGAGCAGTTTACTAAACAAGCTAAAGATAGAGGTAAATCGCAATCTAATGTTAGACGTACTATAACTAAACAACTTAAAAATGATGCTTATAACGCAAGTAATAAAATCATTAAATCACGTCTATTAGGAGGTGCTGCAATTGGAGCATTAGCAGCAGGTGGAAGTTATGCAGTTTATAAGAAGTTAACTAAACGTAAGAATAAATAACTCTATTTAACTTGTTTATATAACTTCTGCAATACTTTATCTCTACTAACATTTTTAACTTTAGATTCTCTAGTTCTAATTCTCTTTTGTAATGACTTACTTAACCTATACCATTTAGACTTAGGAATATACATGATAGATAACTTAAACAACTTTAACTATGATAACTCTAATCAATGATCTGGCTAACTTCGCACGAGGTAAAGGTGATAAGGATAAACGTAAGAGACAAGTTAAACGTGCTGGTAGATGGTGGACTCCTAATCAAGTAACTGCTGCAACTAGACCTGGTAAAAAGAATGCTGTATTAGCAAGTAAGAAAATAAATGGAGTTGTTAAATATAAACTACTTAACTTTGGTGACAGTACAATGAGTGATTGGACTAAACACAAGGATAAGAAGAGACGTTCAAATTACTTATCTCGTAGTGGTGGTATTAGAAATAAGAGTGGTGAATTAACTAAAAACGATAAGTTCTCAGCTAATTACTGGAGTAGGAAAATTAATTGGTAACTAATATGTTTCTAATATCAGATGTAACTACATTTAGTAAGAAAAAGGTAAACGTAATAACTTATTACTTGGTGGCGCAATTCTCGGTACTGGTTTATTAGGAGTTGTAGGAGTTAAATCTTATCTTCGTAATGGTAAATTAGTTAGACAATATAATCGTAATCAGGTTGTTAAAACTACCGTTAAATCAACTAATGTAAACGAGTTAAATAGTTATTTAAGTAATAGTAACTTTAGTTTTAATGAGTTGTTTAGTAAGTTTAATTTAAATAAAATAGACGATGAGTATGAAGGTAATCTATTTGGTGCAATTAAAGATAAATACGTTAAACAACATAACTTAAGTAAGTTAGAACAAACTACTTTAAATAAATATATTAAACATGATGGACATGACGATATTAATAACTATCTTATAACTGGTGATGCTACAGATGAAGTTAAACAAACTGTAAATAACTTAAATAACTTATTTGATAGACTACCTAAGTTAAATAATAGTGAGACTTATAGATATGTTAAAGATGTTAATCCAAATGATTTAATATCTAACTACAAAATCGGAAGTATAGTAACTGAACCTAGATTTACATCAGCTACAACTAATGAAAGATTTAATGACGATTTCCTTAACTATTCTAAAGTGAGGTTTAAGATTAAATCTAAATCAAATAACTCTAATGCAGTTGATATACGTGGGTTTAATCCTAAAGAAGAAGAGGTTATATTTAAGAGAGGAACTAGCTTTAAAATAAATAACATTAAACAACATGAGTTTACTTATGAAACTAGATCAAATAAAAATAAACTCTGGAAAGGTTATGAAATTGAAATTGAAGAAGTCTAAGTCTACTAGATTTGATTTTCCAATTGGGTTAATTAAAAGGAGTTAACTAATAACTCCTAACTCTATTAACTATTAACTAACTTACGAAAACACATATCTAACATAGGAATCATTTCAACTTCATAAGCTGATGTATTAGGTCTATATCTACCTTTACCTAACTTAACGTTAATTTTAGTTGGATTATTACCTGTAGTTGTCTTATAAGTATCAGCAACTAAGTTAGCGAATCTGTGCATTGTAGATTTATCTGCAACAAAACCCTTACTCTTAATATAGTCACTTAAAATGACATATCCATTATGAGTTGTTAATTCCGTAGTTACAGTTAACTCATTTAACATTACATCAAGATTAGGAAAGTTAGTTATTGTTGCATTTCTAAGTTGTTTATATTCTGTAGTTATATTACTTAACTCATCTACTTTATCGCTTAGTAACTTAAGTGAATTAAGAATAGCTTTATTATCATCATTAATAACAGCACCAGTTAAATCCTTAACCCAATTAACGAAACCATATTGTGCCAACTTACGATAAGTGTTGCGTGCGGTAACATTAGCAGCTTTAGATTCAAATGCGTAATACTCGATAATTAAAGTTGCTGCTGTTGATGTAATAATTTTACAAGTTCCACCATCTTTATTTCCTTCTAGCTGTGGACTAAAAACGTTACCCAGTAAAGGTTCTAGCATTTTTAGCTGTGTACTAACACCAGTATTATCAGCTAATGGGTTTACTATTCTTTGAGACATTGTTTGTTGTGTAACTCCACATAATCGCGCCAATCCACTAATACTAACTCCAGCATCCCGTCCATCTGAAGTAATGTAAAACTCAACATCATTAATAACAGAGGGTTGTACAATAATTTTATCTGACATGACTAATTCATCCTTAATTAACTACACTTGACTTAGATACAAACTAACTAACTATCTAAGTCACCTCATTATAACTGATAAATAGTTAAAATACATAACATTCTCCTTTTTTCTTACAAGTTAAACATTTCCAATTATAATTAAGTAAACTACATTAATTAATATGGCATTTAAATTACCATCATTTAATCTACTTAGAAAAGCTGCTTCTAAACGTGTTCCTGGTGTTGCAGGATCTAAAGTTGGATCACTTGGTAATAATAGAACTGGAGTTACTAAAACCTATGCAACTAGAGGTGCTGCACGTAAAGCTAATCAACTTGGACTATTAAGTAGACTTAAACCACGTCAACCTGTTAAACCACTTCAACCATCTCAACCTAAAGGACTTAGTAATCGAGCATTTGGAGCAAGTAGAACACCTAAAATTCGTGAATCATTTGGTAGTTACAACAAACGAGTTAAGTAATATGACAATAACTAAGCAACAACTTATAGATAAATACAATGAAGTTTATGCAGCAGATAATGGTGTTAATAAGACCTTCGTTGAATTAACTAAAGATGAGAAGGTAGAAGCATTACTACAATTCGTAACTGCTATTAGTGGTGGATCTGGTGGTGACGCTAGTGCCACTAATCAAACAGCCGTTCAAGCTAATCCAGGAAGTGATGCAACAAAAGCAGTAGCAGTACAAGGTGTAACAGGGGGTAAATCTATTCCAGTTACAGGTACATTTTTCCAAAATATTCAACCTGTCAGCATGACTGCTGCACCTGCGGGATTAGCTTACGCATCCTCAACCACAATTACTCGCGCTGCTAACACCACAGCTTACACAGCTAATGATGTGTATGGTGGTGTATTTGAACTTCAGAATATTGGTGCTAGTGGTGGGTTTATATTTATTGAAAGCTTAGATATTATTTTCAATATCACAGCAGTACCAGCAGGT